GCCATTCGCGCCATTGCGCCGCATGGCTCGGGTACGGCCTTTCTTCGCCGGTCGCAGGGTCAAACTTCATCAGTATGTTTTGCATTTCCAATTCTCATTATTACTGACTTGAAACAAACCACTTGTGGGCACCCGCCATTTCTTGAATCCGCACGCCTTGGCAGCGGCTTCGAGGGTTTTGCGTTGTTGGTCAGGGGTCATCATTCACCACCTTTCTCGATAGCTTCGGTGCTCGGGAGTGGCATCCAGTGAGTGGGGGCTTGACTAGGGTCTTCTTGAAACCATAGTTCGTCAGCAACAAGCCATTCCATCCACTTCCTGTACCCCGTTTCCCAGTCTCCTTCGGAAACTTCACCATACAGACCGTTTATTGCAATGTCCTTGAAGGGGAACCACAAAATAATCTCTGTCCCATCTTTCGGCGCAGTTTCAATCGGCTGCCACTGGTGCGGAGCAAGCAGCTTTTCATCATGTGCCCGGAGTGCTGAGAGATCGTCGGGGTACGCCTCCAGTAATTCACCAGAATGATAATCCCACATATCTACTGGAGAATGCCCACAGGTCATAGGTGACGGATGCCCTTCCATGCTGTCCCCACAGCAGCATACGCCGCTCGAAACTTGTGCATATTTAATAAAATTTGTAAGCTGCTCAATTCGCGCCTGCTGGGCGATGATCTTGTCTTCGTCGTGGGTGGTCATTTCAAGTATCCAATCTTTGTAGCGACCATCGTGGCCGCGTACATCCACGCCTTCAAACGGGAGTTGTCGTGGTCTTTGAAGTATGCAGTTACGTTGTTGTAGCTCGGCCCGCACACTACAAAATCGTCAAACAAGTACCAACGAGTGCCGATCCCCAGCTCCGCGCACATCTCGGCAGTGTCGGCTGGGTTGGTGAGGGGATTCCATACCCTGCCGCCGAACAGCATGTGCGGATATTCATACCCGCACGCCTTTGCAGCAGCTTCCAGCATCTTCCGTTGTTGTTCGGTGGTCATTTCACATCCTTCATTAGTTTGCTCAATTCATCGCAGCACCGTTCATATAGTCCTACGCTCTGCCGTAGCCAGAAATCCGCATAAATACCGCAGAATTCCCGTAGCAATTTCACCTCGTCACCACTGACGCCCATGCGCTGAGTCTCGGCATATCGGGTGCGGATGTTGTTCATGACGATTGACATGGCATGGCATAGGCCAAGGATTCCTTGATCGTCTTTGTGCGCTGCGGCAATGGTCAGCACGTTGCGCATGTCCGTCAGTTCGTCAAAGTGACGCTCGGTCGCCCATCCGCCTGAAAACGCTTCGGCAATCATCCGCTCGCGCATTTCCAGATCATCGTTTTGCAGCCCGCGGTTAATGAGCATCGGTGCCGATACGCGCTTCTGGCGGTAGGTGGATTGCTTCCTCATTCGGTAATCCAATACCAAGTCACGTCATATCGAGGATCGTGGATCGTTTCGCTTTCAATCGCGTTACATGCAGCTAGTGTTTGCAGATGTCGGCGCACAGTAGACTGAGCAAATCCGATATTCTCGGCCATCGTCCTGGCGGTGTATTTACCACCAGCGGCCAGCGTCTTGATTACATCAGCCCGTAGTTTCTTGCTCTGCTGTTGTGACTTGCGCAGGCATCCGCGATTTGCTTTGTTTTCCTTGCGCTTGATCGTCGCTGGCTTCAGTTCCTGTTTTGGCTGGCCGTCCAATATCTCGACTTTGCCGATTTCGCGGAATGACGGAGCGAACGGCGTCAGGCCGAATAGGATGGATAGGGTGGTCATTACGTATTGGCTTTCACGCTGGCGATGGCGTCACTAATCGCGTAATAGCTGACTTCGCAAATCCCATGCGACATGAATGTTTCGCATGCTGATAGCAGTTCGTCGCGCTGGCTCTTGAGTCTTTCAGCTACTTCAGGAAGGTCATGCCATGAGTGCATAGACAGTTCTGCCGGATCACCCTTTAGTGCGCAGGCGGTGCGCGTCAGTAGCCTATCCATGCGTTCTCGCAACAGGTCGCTTTCGTGCAGTTCATTTCGCAACTCTGCGACCGCGCTTTCCGTTCCGGTATCCGTGGCGATAATCAGCTTCATCTCTTCGACTTCTGATTTCAGCGAGTCAATTTCATCTTGTGCAGATATTGAGTCATTGAATAGGCTGGCGCCTTCTAGCTCTTCAATTGAAAATCCAGCGCAAGCATTCACGCAGGCCACTATTCTTCGGGCGTTTGCTTCGAGTTCTTCTGTGCTTGTATGTGCATCTTGCACAATAGCAGAAAAAATATTTGTTCCTCGTTCGTTGAGCGCAAATACAGTTCGTTTAGATACAAGCCAAGGCTCAGGAGTATGTTGTTCGCTCATTTATCTTGCTCCAAGCAATACATCAGTAATCTCGTATCCGCATGTACATATGCACCATCGCCACGGATTAACAGCGTTGTCACCGGGCCGACCATATCAACCGTGTAAGCGACTAGGGTGATTGTGAGTTTTGTTCCTGTGGACATGCTATTTTTCTGCAAATGAAATTACATCAAGCGGAACACTACGTTTGCTCTGATTTGTTACCTGCAATTGAACTTTTACCGTGCGCAAAATTTCACGCGCCTGAGATGCAACTGCATCTCCTTGTGCCGGCTGAATAGTTCCATCCTTAATTGCGTTCAGCGTTTCCCATAACGCGTTTTTAAGATTGATTGCGCTAAGTTCTTTGGTTTCAGTGGTCATTTCATTGATCTCCTGCGCATAAGCGCCTTATTGATAGTTCCGTTGGTTAAATAAACTTCGTACCTTGTTGCCTTTGCTGCAATTTCTTTTTCTACGTCTTGAAGAATTAATGCTGCATCTGCGAACTCTCCAAAAAACATTTTTGCTCTACGCTCTCTGTCGTATTGTTTTTTGTATTCAACATATTCAGGACGCTGGCAATACAAGACATGCAGTGGCATCCGTTTTTTTCTAGAAATTCGCTCTTTTTCTCTGTCATGATTTGCAGCGTAATAGGCTCGTTTCTTTGCTCTTATTTCTTCTGCTTTTTGAATTCTTCTATTGGCGTCATAGATACGCTTTGCTTCTTTCTTTTCGGATTCAGACTGAGGATTCTTGTTTCTTCTCGAAAGTCCAAAGCACGTTTTATTGCAATACATTGGAGCGCCAATTTTCTCTGCTCTATTTATAGCAGATGATTTTTTGTTTATTGGCATTCCACAATGATTGCAGTTCATGTTTCCTCGTTTTCTGGTTCAAATTGAAGGCGGTTAGTCCGGATGCCTGCCATTATCTCGGTGCGCTTGGTAGTTAAGTCACAACCCGTTAAAGCGTAGAATTTGGACTTATGACCTAACCGCCTTCAATTTGCCGCCTGTTGCCAAGCGGGACTGTTTTGTTTGTCAGGTACAGTCAGACCTCAGAACGGAATATCGTCGCCTAAATCATCAAATGACGGTTTTTGTTTTTGGATGTTTTCATTAGCCGGTTCTTTTTGTGCAGGTACATTTGCACTATTCTGCTTTCCGCCGGTAAGCGTCAGTTCATTGACCCGGACCTCAAGCGAATAACGATCCTGTCCTTCTTTGTCTTTCCACGGTCGGTTAGTCAATTCACCGGATACAGCAACCTGTGAGCCTTTATTCAGGTACGGTAAAACAGACTCTCCGCGTTTTCCCCAGATCGTGTAGCGAATCCATGTGGTAACTTTCTTGTCGCCATATCCAGAATCCACGGCAGCGTTAAACGTGACGACTGAATCGCCGCCTGCCGTGTATTTCTGCTCCGGATCAGAGCCAAGCCTGACGACTGCGGTAAATACGTTCATTTAATTTCCTTTTTGAAAATTGATCGAAGCCGGTTAATTGAATCTTCGACCTCTGCCAAAAACTTGATAACTTCAGATTTGATCCCGTCAATCCGAGCCTGATCGCGCTCAAATCGAACAATGAACAATTGCATATCAGACGGCATGCGCGGATCGAACGAGGCGAAATCACACCATTGACGGCCTGTGCATTCCATCTGCCAGAGCATTTGATTCTGGTACTTTGAAGGCGCTTTCCCGGCCAGCGCATATTCAATGTGTGTTTTTGTTTCCGGACATTTGATTTCAATCAGACCGTCATCGTTAATCAGGCCATCCGGGGAAGCGCCGGAAAACACAATTTCAGCGTGGCGAATCAGCCCAACCTGATCGACCATGAAGCCTGTTTCCAGCTCATACGCAGCGCGGGCGAAAGGTTCGGTTTCCGTTCCCCATTGCATTGCGGCATTGGTGAATGATTCGGTCGGCTTTCCGCTCAGGCGTTCGGCAACTAACTGGCTGCGGTAGCTGGCACGGGTTGCCGCTTCTCCGGATTTGATCGTTGCAAGCACATCATTGATGCGTGAGGCAGTGACCAGACCGCAGCGGGCTTGCAGCCACTCAATCGAGCCTTGGTTCATGCCTGGCCTTCCATTTCTGTTTCAATGGCCTTCTTTGCCTTGTCTTTTGCTACGATGATGGCCTTCATTGCATCTTTATTTTTCGCATCTTCGGCCAGCTTGTAACGCTGGCTATATCGCATTTTCAGTTCAGCAATGCTGGTGCTGGCGAGGATGTAATCGACGGCCCCGACAATATCGAATTCATCTTGTTGATACCGGCTTTCCTCGTCTTCTCCGGTTTCGATATTGAACAACTTCAGGATGGCGTATTTCGTCGCGTAGCTCATGGCCTTGCCCGGCGCTTTGTCTCCATTGTCCAATGCGTGCGCGGTCTGATGCGTCACGATCCTGTCCGTTGGTTCGTCCATATTCACAAACTCAATCTGGAACGTCGCTTCATAAAGGCGCTGCTTTGCTTCCGGTTCTTTCGCGTTGAACACCGATGAAACAACCGAAGGCACGATAACCACTCCATGCTCGATTAATGCAGCGCGAACCATGCCGGTAACTGCATCATGCGTCACTGCCTTGTAAGATCCGCCGCCAGTTGAAACTGCCTTGTCCTTTTGGACATATCCGATGGCTTTGCGTACTTCATTGATGCGCTGGTAAATGTTCATTTGATTTCCTTAGTAGAAGAAACGCGAAACGCTTTGTTCTGTGGCATCGCCAGTGCAATGGCCTTTGCTTCTGCCTTGTCGTATGCCTTTACATACTCAACCTGGCGGCGGATATTCTGTCCTTCGTTAATCGTCGGCTTTCTGGTCAATTCGACGCGGAATGTCTGACGGCTGGTGACTAGGTGAGAAATGTTTAGCATGGCGTTACTTTTGCCTTTTCAATCGCCGTGAAAATATCTTCAGCGCACTGATTCGCAGAAACATAAAGGTCGATTGTTCGTCGTTGTCCTGTGGCGTTTTTACACTTCTCGATTGCCAGCGCAGCGCATCCTCGCGCTATCGTCCATTGCGCATTAATAAATTCATCGCGCTCTTTTCGCAGAGCATCAATCTCTGCCTGCATGTCAGCAATGATCGTGTTTGGAGAAGTC